ATGACTAATTATACTATTATACAAAACGAAACCATAACCTCCTATTTGTCAGATAAAGGATTTAGATTGTATTCTCTACTTCAAAGCATGTGTTATGCTGAAAAAATTTCATGTTACCCTTCACAGGCTTATTTAGCATGTGCTTTAAGATGTAGTGTTAGAACTATTCAAAGAGCGTTAACAGAATTAAGAGATAATAAGCTAATTACAGTGTGCAGGAGAGGTTCTACAAGTAATCTATACACACTAGTTCGGAAGAAGATTAATAACGCCGTAGACCGTTTAAAAAGGGCGGTAAAAGGTAAAGGTGAAGTTGATAGCAACACGTTAAAGGATAAGGATGCCCTAAAACAGGGCAGTAATTCTAAAGTGCATAATATGCATAATCAAAAAAATTATTATAACTACAAGAAATCCAATACTTTTAACGACTATACTCAAAGACAGTATGACTTTAATAAGCTTGAACAGGCTTTACTTGGGACACAGGGAGTGACCGAGTTTTCTGACTTGTTGTTAGAGTAGTGGACAAGGTAGTCGGAACGAGAATAAAAAAATAACTAAAGTCCCGCTAGAACCTTAGTTATTACAATTTAATAGTTACTGTATTTCTTGACAGAAAATGAATTAATGTACACTTATATTATATACATTTTTTTTGAAAATATCAAATATAAGTGTATTTGCCATGTAAAAAAATAAATCAATTTTTCAATCCTTCAAAAGGATTAGCTTATTAAATAGTATTATAGACTATATAACGCATTAACTTGTATAGTGTCTAATACTATTTTTTATTATGTACGGAAGTTATCCACAGATATTTGGCTTGTTCCAAACTGGACTATACAAAAATGTCGTATCGTACGCGACAAGTTGAACGGTACAAAAGTGACATGGTTGCTATACAAATAATTGTTAAACGTCAAATTTCTCCTAATTTAAACGTCAGTTTATTTCTATAATTATAGTACAATTTACGTCAAATTATTTCTACAAAATCACTTTATTTTTAATGAAAAATCATTTTGCACCTAAAAGAAAAAGGAGCTAGCGCTCCTTGTGATTTTAATGCAGTGATATTTCATTGGCGGCAGCCATTATTATATCAGTATCGATTACGTTTTTTTCGTGCTGCGCACCTATTATTAAAGCCTTAGTTAATATCATATTTAAGCGTCTTATAGAGCCAGCACAGCTTCTATATGCAGCCAAAACAGCATTATTATCAAATATTTCTGGCGAAGCCCCTGCTAATGATAATCTAGAATTAATATATTCTAAAGCTTCAATTTCAGAAAATCCTTCAAAATTATAATTTATTATTATTCTTTGTTTTAATGCCTCGTGTATCTGCTTTTCTAAGATATTATTTAACACAGGTTGTCCTATCAAAACTAAGGAAAAGCAATCTTTTGAGTCCATAGAGAAGTTCATAAGTAGCTTTAAATCCTTTAAAATATCATTATTTAGATATTGTGCTTCATCCCAAACTAATATATAATGCACACGTTTATCTGTACTCATACTTTCCATATAGTCTTTTATGCTCTTAAACATGTCAGATTTACGAGAAGAAGGTTCAATTCCTAAGGAGATGCAAAATTGCCTATAGAACTCAGTAGTAGTTACAGTGGTAAAGCAAAGATATATAACCTTTGTTAAATTAGGGTTTACTTTTTTAGCAAAGCACCTTAAGGCAAAGGTTTTTCCACTACCTGGTGAAGCTGTAAATAAGCCGATTCCCCTAGCTTCATTAAGATACTCAAGTCTTGATATCATCTCTTTTAGATCATTTGACATATAGGCATCTTTTTCTTTTATGCCTTTTTCAAATGGATTCATTGTCATACCATAAAATTGTTTAAACATTTTTAACACCATCCTTTGAATAGTCTATAGTAAATGCATTCCTGCGTTTGGTTTTACCATTTTCAATCTTATTTGTTTTTCTAATGCTGTATTTAGCATTTTCATAATATACATATGCATTATCCATATCATCAGGTAAATATCTTACTTCAACTTTCTGTCCTATAAATTGCATAGGTACATCATAAGATATTTTATCAATGCTTATGGTTGAGTCATTATTAACTCTTCGTTGTATGCGATTCATAAAGCAATTATCCAGCCACTCACTATCAGTAGCTACCTTAACATGAGCTAAATCGCTTTTATATCTATCGATCGGACGTTGAGATGTAGCTGAATGTACTGTTACATTATGCTTGTTTATATATGCGAATAGCTCATCATTTAGCTCCGCTAAGGAGGATATAGATTCTACATCTAGAGTGTTTAGCCATCTACTTTTTAATGTTCTAAAATTTCTTTCTACTTTTCCTTTGGATGCTCCATCCCTTACCATAGTGTGCAGTTCTACTATTCCAAGAGATCCACAGATAAGACTTAATTGCTCATTTTTATAAGGAGAACCGTTGTCCAAGTAAAGTTTATTAGGTATGCCATATCTAGCGATAGCTTCTTTAAGTACCTTTTGAAAATTATAAGAGTTATCATTGTAAAAGAATCTTCCGCCAACGATAAGTCTTGATTTATCATCAATTAGCATAATTAGATATGTTCTTTTACGTATGCCATTTTCAGTAATATACGGGCCATAGCATGTATCACCTTGGTACATGCCAGTTGCAAACTCTTCTTCAAAGGCTTTTCTATCTTTCATATTTATGCATCTAGCAGATTTAAGATCATTATTTTTTATAAATCTTTGAACTGTAGATAATGATATATTTTTTTCATTGATAAAGCCATCTTCGATAAGTTTATGATATATAAGAGTAGCATTAATTTTAGGAAATGCATTTTTTAGCATATATATCTGTTCTATAGCTACATCATTTAACTTTCTGGTTTTCCCTATGTCGCTACGCGTCTTCGGTAGAAGGGCATCAAAACCAAACCTATTATAATCTGATTCCCAATTAGATAGTGTTCCAGGACTATATAAAACTGACTTACCGTTAGGTAATTTTACAGGAGTAGCAGCAACACGTCTATAGTAAGCAATTTTCGAGCTTTCAGTATAAGTATTATTTATAGCTGGAGCTATTAGTGCTAGTCTAATAGAAGCTATTTCAATCATTTCTTTGTTATTCATTTCAACATCACCTCTATAAAAATGCTATCATGGGGAAATTATAATATCCATTATCGTATTAAGTGGTATATATAAAATAAAATAAAAAGTATATAGCTATAGCTTAATTATGATGTTCCTTGAAAAAAGGATAAGCCGTTTCTATTAAAAAAGTTTGTTATAAAGGTTTCAATTTCAATAAAGGTACTATTTATAACACGCTGTATAAAACTTAGATTAGAAATAAGCTTGTCTTGTAGAAGTCCAAGCCATAGTTGTTTATGTTTTTTGAACTTATTTAAAATTCGATAGAATGTGGATATTGCTATACAATAATGTTCACACATAGCTTCTACAGAGGTAAATTTATGTACAAGATAATCATGAATAATAGACACAGTAAATTTAAAGCTAAATGACATGTAGGGCACAATTACCGAAGGTAGGATAGCATGAGTATGTCCACATGACGGGCAAATATATCTATTGATAGTTATTATATTATCGTGAACTTCATTATTATCATAAGTCACAAGATGGCGTTTATAAGAGGCAAATAGGGATAGATCGTGTTTAGATCCGCAGACTGGACATACCAAAGCCTCTGAATTAACCGTTTTCATATACTCTTCAAAAATATTTATCTCATTTTCAAAAGAAATTTGTTTAAAACACTTGCATAGTTGTGAAAATAATCTTATCATAATAATAGGTTGTAAGAGCTTACGCTCTTATTTTTAGGGAAGAACCTTCGCTTTGCACGGCTTGGGGTTCTTCCCTTTCCTTTCTCTAGTTTTTATAATAAGCTTAAAATAACCTCCAAATGATGTCAAGTCATTAGGAGGTTTTATTTAGCAATAATATGATTATTTAAAATGCATTTAATTACTGGATAGTTATTGGAGTTATAGTTATAATTTGACTTAGAAATGCAGTTTTCAAAAGCTATATTTTGACGCACTACAATGTACAAAAGGAGGTACATAAAGAACTTACTAAAAGAATTAATTTGAAAGAGCTGAAACATTGTATTATACCAAAAAGATTGACTTCAAACGCTCTCATGACAACCGCAATTTGGGAAATTCCTTATAATTTAGATAAATTAAATGTATGTATTATACCCGACAATGAAATTGAAAAAGTATTTAAAGATAAACTTGAAACTTTAATTCCATATGAAAATTTTACAGATGAAGAAAAGCAAAAATATGATGATTTTATATATTATAAGGATATGAATAAAAAATATAAGGAAGTTAAAAAAGAATTTAAGAAAAAAGAGAATAAGGATAAGCTCAAGTCCTTAGGACTTAAAATAAATTATTATGAATATAAAACTCCAGCCAGATGGCTTGAAGAAGATAATAGACTTGTAAAGTTAGAGGAATTAGAAAAACCTTGCAGAAGTGCTAAAAATAGAATTGTATACAATATAGAGCAAACTAGGGAATTAGAACATAATATTTTTGAAGTAGCGGAATGGTCTTTAGGATATAAAGTAGTAGATTATAATGGTAAATTACCAATCAACAATTTCGATGGATTCGGACTCATATCATTCGAACTGGGTAATTATATTAGAGATTATATGAAAGATAAAACCATAAACGGCTGCCAATTAAGAATTTCACAAATGAAAGGATTCTATATAATTATAGATTTTAAAAAATATTTAAAGGAACATGGAATCAAATTTATCTATGATAGATTTGGTCATAAATGGAATGTAGATGATATAGATATATTAGCAACAGAAAGCACTTTTAAAGCTAAAATTGAAACTGATGAAACAGGAGAAAATAAAAAATGGATGTGGGAATCTTATCATGAATATAGAAATAGTATAGTGTCTAATGGATATGACTGCATCGGAGTTGCTAACTATACACATAGAAGAAATAAAAATGAATATAGAACGCTTACATATCAGTTTTTAGAAGCTTTAAATGCAACAGAATATGATTTGTTAGCACTTGGAAATGAACACGGTAAAATGCTTTATAACGTACTTAAAATCTATAGAGAGAATAGAGAAAAAGGACAGGAAATTAATTGGGAAGATATTAAATATATTAAATGTTATCTACAGAATTTGCTAGAAGAAAAAAATATTGAAGATGATGAAGCTGAATATGTTGCTACTGCATTAAAATGTATAAATTTAAATAAATATATGATATTTGATAAGAAGTTCACCAACTTTTTAAGTAAAGAAATTGAAAGAGAATTAAATCAATTGTCTTTGGGACAGATAAAAGTAAAAAGCAATTATTTATATGTAACTACGGATATTATAGGATTTTTAAAATATACTAGTCAATTTTCAGATGATAAATGTGAAGATGAAGAATATAGAAAAGAATTATCTAGTAAAGAAATTAAAGGAGCTCTAGGTGAGAATCAATGGTTTTGTGAAGGAATTATAGGAAATAAAGTAATGTACAGAAATCCGATGATGGCACAATCAGAAATATTTAAACCAGTATTTGTAGATTTATCTAAAAATGAGGACTACAAGTATATTAAACACTTAGATAATATTATTCAAGCTCCAATGAATACATATGCATTTCAGAAGGCAACTTTTGATGTGGATGGAGATAAAATGCAATTAATTCATTTGAATCACAACTTAAAAGACTATAATCTTGATTGGCTGATAAATTATGATTTTATAAATGAAGTAGTTCAAGAATCAGAAAATGATGAAGAAATTAAAATTGAATTAAACAATTTAGATAGAATAAAGGAGCAAATGTCATTATATTTTGATATAAGATTTGAAGGTAAGAAAGTTGTAACATTAGCAGATTTAATTTTTGATAATAATAAAATAATTGTAAATCCAAGTGATGGAGCTACAGTAAAAGGAGAAGAATGGAATATTGATAATATATATAATTTTTTAGTTAATAGCGAAGATAAAACAGGTATAATTACAGATTTTAATACAATAGCTTTAAATCAATTAAATTCATTAGCTTGTCAAGATTTTTTTGCATCATGGTTCAAAGATATTTATGAAAAATATCAAGTGGAAGATAAGTTTAGAGATTATAAATATACTGGATTAAATGAAAGAGAATTTGAAATTAAAAAACAACAATTAAAGTTAACAAATAAATATTGTAAGTTTTTCCAAGGAATTATTATTGATATGTCCAAAAGAGGGGGAACTGTAGAGATAGCTGAAATGTTAAATTTAATTTATAAGAAACAACCAAGATTTTACATTATGAAAGGGAAGAATAAAAATAAATTAGATAGAGATTTTAATTCACACGTAGATAGATTTTATAAAAAAATGCAGGGATTAAATAAAACTATTAAGAAATTATTTGGAAACAAAATAAGGGAAAATATATCCAACCACAGTATATATTTCACCCCAAAATTAATTCAAAACTCTAAAATTAATAATAATGTAAAACTTAAAGAAATACAAGAGCAATTTAAAAAACTAATTGAAATTTATAGTGAAGAAAATATTAAACTTATAAATGAAAAGAATAATATTAACAAGTTTTCTAAGGATGATGTACATAAAGAAGCCAGAATGGAAAATAGATTAAAATTTAGAGAATTAGCAATTAAAACTAAGGAAGAAGCTAAAAAAGTATGTGAAAATGATTTAGTTTTAGCACAAGCTTTATATCAATATGTTTATAATTCTGATGATTCTAAAGCTTTTTCATATGCGTGGACAGTTGCAGAAAAAGGATTTATTTACAATTTACAAAATAATCAAAGTAAAAAATATAATGTTAGTATAGCAGAAAAAGAAGATGAAAATACATTTGAATATTTTGGTAAGAAATATAAACTAACAATTTCAGACGAAGAAATTGAATATTACAAGGAGGGAGATATGAATTTAGATAATTTAGAAGATTTTATGATTGATACAAATGAAGAAAAAATAGAATATGTAAAACTTTTATTTGTGGCTAATAAGGAACACTATAAAGAAGACAAAGAGAATTATGTAGAAAATTTATTAAAAGATATAAAGGATAAAGACTTTACATTAAAGGAGAAGAATGGATTTGTACAATTAGCTGATAATGACAATATACTAATTGGGATTAATTCTAAAGGATTAGATTATGGTGATGTAGATATTCCCAATAGAGCTGATTATAAAATTAAATTTAAAGAAATTGAAAGGCTATATTCTGGTAAAGATAATAAGAAGAAATTAAATAGGACAAGTTTCAGTGCAGTAGTAGATTTATATAAATAAAAGAAGTAGGGGGAGAATAGTTTCCCCTTATTTTAAAAGGGTGGTGAAAGCATATGACAAGTCAACAGTATTATGAAATAAATAAAAAATATTTAGCTGAAAGTTTAGCTTATTTAGGATTTGAATATTATAAATTTAATGATAATGATAGATTTAGGTATAGTTTTAAAAATACTGAACAATTTCAGAAAGCTTTAAATGATATGGTTAAATTAAGAAAAAAATATAATACATATGCAAATAAAAATAATTAAGAAAGGATGGTATTGATAGAAAAAGGTATGAGAGAAATAAGTTTAATAAATGAATTAGAATATAATAAACAGTATAGAGAAATTGGGGAAGATAATGGTAAAAAAATTTATGATGGCGATAGTTATATATACGATACAGTAAAGTTATCTAAGGAAGTTTATAAGGCTGATGAAATTGTAGAGATAAATAATGACATACATAAAATAATAACTGATATTAAAAATAGCTTTATTGAAACTTTCAATAATAGAGGAGGAGCAACAAAAGAACAAGTTAATTTTGCAGAGGAAACTGCCAAAATGTTAAACGTCAAATTTCTCCTAATTTAAACGTCAGTTTATTTCTATAATTATAGTACAATTTACGTCAAATTATTTCTACAAAATCACTTTATTTTTAATGAAAAATCATTTTGCACCTAAAAGAAAAAGGAGCTAGCGCTCCTTGTGATTTTAATGCAGTGATATTTCATTGGCGGCAGCCATTATTATATCAGTATCGATTACGTTTTTTTCGTGCTGCGCACCTATTATTAAAGCCTTAGTTAATATCATATTTAAGCGTCTTATAGAGCCAGCACAGCTTCTATATGCAGCCAAAACAGCATTATTATCAAATATTTCTGGCGAAGCCCCTGCTAATGATAATCTAGAATTAATATATTCTAAAGCTTCAATTTCAGAAAATCCTTCAAAATTATAATTTATTATTATTCTTTGTTTTAATGCCTCGTGTATCTGCTTTTCTAAGATATTATTTAACACAGGTTGTCCTATCAAAACTAAGGAAAAGCAATCTTTTGAGTCCATAGAGAAGTTCATAAGTAGCTTTAAATCCTTTAAAATATCATTATTTAGATATTGTGCTTCATCCCAAACTAATATATAATGCACACGTTTATCTGTACTCATACTTTCCATATAGTCTTTTATGCTCTTAAACATGTCAGATTTACGAGAAGAAGGTTCAATTCCTAAGGAGATGCAAAATTGCCTATAGAACTCAGTAGTAGTTACAGTGGTAAAGCAAAGATATATAACCTTTGTTAAATTAGGGTTTACTTTTTTAGCAAAGCACCTTAAGGCAAAGGTTTTTCCACTACCTGGTGAAGCTGTAAATAAGCCGATTCCCCTAGCTTCATTAAGATACTCAAGTCTTGATATCATCTCTTTTAGATCATTTGACATATAGGCATCTTTTTCTTTTATGCCTTTTTCAAATGGATTCATTGTCATACCATAAAATTGTTTAAACATTTTTAACACCATCCTTTGAATAGTCTATAGTAAATGCATTCCTGCGTTTGGTTTTACCATTTTCAATCTTATTTGTTTTTCTAATGCTGTATTTAGCATTTTCATAATATACATATGCATTATCCATATCATCAGGTAAATATCTTACTTCAACTTTCTGTCCTATAAATTGCATAGGTACATCATAAGATATTTTATCAATGCTTATGGTTGAGTCATTATTAACTCTTCGTTGTATGCGATTCATAAAGCAATTATCCAGCCACTCACTATCAGTAGCTACCTTAACATGAGCTAAATCGCTTTTATATCTATCGATCGGACGTTGAGATGTAGCTGAATGTACTGTTACATTATGCTTGTTTATATATGCGAATAGCTCATCATTTAGCTCCGCTAAGGAGGATATAGATTCTACATCTAGAGTGTTTAGCCATCTACTTTTTAATGTTCTAAAATTTCTTTCTACTTTTCCTTTGGATGCTCCATCCCTTACCATAGTGTGCAGTTCTACTATTCCAAGAGATCCACAGATAAGACTTAATTGCTCATTTTTATAAGGAGAACCGTTGTCCAAGTAAAGTTTATTAGGTATGCCATATCTAGCGATAGCTTCTTTAAGTACCTTTTGAAAATTATAAGAGTTATCATTGTAAAAGAATCTTCCGCCAACGATAAGTCTTGATTTATCATCAATTAGCATAATTAGATATGTTCTTTTACGTATGCCATTTTCAGTAATATACGGGCCATAGCATGTATCACCTTGGTACATGCCAGTTGCAAACTCTTCTTCAAAGGCTTTTCTATCTTTCATATTTATGCATCTAGCAGATTTAAGATCATTATTTTTTATAAATCTTTGAACTGTAGATAATGATATATTTTTTTCATTGATAAAGCCATCTTCGATAAGTTTATGATATATAAGAGTAGCATTAATTTTAGGAAATGCATTTTTTAGCATATATATCTGTTCTATAGCTACATCATTTAACTTTCTGGTTTTCCCTATGTCGCTACGCGTCTTCGGTAGAAGGGCATCAAAACCAAACCTATTATAATCTGATTCCCAATTAGATAGTGTTCCAGGACTATATAAAACTGACTTACCGTTAGGTAATTTTACAGGAGTAGCAGCAACACGTCTATAGTAAGCAATTTTCGAGCTTTCAGTATAAGTATTATTTATAGCTGGAGCTATTAGTGCTAGTCTAATAGAAGCTATTTCAATCATTTCTTTGTTATTCATTTCAACATCACCTCTATAAAAATGCTATCATGGGGAAATTATAATATCCATTATCGTATTAAGTGGTATATATAAAATAAAATAAAAAGTATATAGCTATAGCTTAATTATGATGTTCCTTGAAAAAAGGATAAGCCGTTTCTATTAAAAAAGTTTGTTATAAAGGTTTCAATTTCAATAAAGGTACTATTTATAACACGCTGTATAAAACTTAGATTAGAAATAAGCTTGTCTTGTAGAAGTCCAAGCCATAGTTGTTTATGTTTTTTGAACTTATTTAAAATTCGATAGAATGTGGATATTGCTATACAATAATGTTCACACATAGCTTCTACAGAGGTAAATTTATGTACAAGATAATCATGAATAATAGACACAGTAAATTTAAAGCTAAATGACATGTAGGGCACAATTACCGAAGGTAGGATAGCATGAGTATGTCCACATGACGGGCAAATATATCTATTGATAGTTATTATATTATCGTGAACTTCATTATTATCATAAGTCACAAGATGGCGTTTATAAGAGGCAAATAGGGATAGATCGTGTTTAGATCCGCAGACTGGACATACCAAAGCCTCTGAATTAACCGTTTTCATATACTCTTCAAAAATATTTATCTCATTTTCAAAAGAAATTTGTTTAAAACACTTGCATAGTTGTGAAAATAATCTTATCATAATAATAGGTTGTAAGAGCTTACGCTCTTATTTTTAGGGAAGAACCTTCGCTTTGCACGGCTTGGGGTTCTTCCCTTTCCTTTCTCTAGTTTTTATAATAAGCTTAAAATAACCTCCAAATGATGTCAAGTCATTAGGAGGTTTTATTTAGCAATAATATGATTATTTAAAATGCATTTAATTACTGGATAGTTATTGGAGTTATAGTTATAATTTGACTTAGAAATGCAGTTTTCAAAAGCTATATTTTGACGCACTACAGCCAAAATAGTATTTGGAAAATTAAAAGAAGATATAGTAACAGTAATTCCTGCTCCTTGTGGATTTGGAAAATCAAGTATATCATTAGAAATTTTAAAAAAACTAATACAATTAATTAAAGACGAAAAGACTACAAATGGATTAATACTTGTAACAGATAGACTGGATTCATTAAGAGATACGGAAGATAATTTGAAAGAAATGGGCTTAAACGGATATACATACATATTAGAAGGATGGAATGAAAACATATGTAATAATAAGAAAATAAAACAAGCTGAAAACAGAATGTGCACACCTAAAAATTGTTCTTATTTTCATAAATGTAAAATATATAAACAACAAGAAGAACAAAAAGATTATCCTATATTAATGATTACTAATGCACGACTTAGGGAATGCGGAGATTCTATAAAAAGATATTCTAAATATAAAAATGGTGAAAGAACAATATTATTAATAGATGAGAGACCAGATATATTGGACACTGTTAAAGTTAATAAAAAGCTCTTAAATGAAATTTCAACAGAAATAAGTAAATGTGAATATGAAGATACTACTGAAAAAACTAAATTTGAAAATATGTTCAAAAAAATTGAGGATGACTTAATAAGTAAGATGCAAAATTTAAGAAAAGCTTATAAAAGATTCGTTGTATCAAACATAACTAATGAACCTATTTGCAAGACTGATAAGGAGTTTATGGATTTATGGGATAAATATATGAAAAACAGTTATAAAAGAGAATTAAAACATATACACACTGTTTTAACAAAGGGTGGTTTATATGTTTATGAAAAGAATACTGAATTTATATCAACTATAGGTAGCAAAGATTTGAAAGAAATGTATTGTGATACATTTAAAACGATAGTGTTTGATGGTACTGCTCTTTATGACCCATTGTATTTTGGAATGTATAAAAATAAGAGTATTAAATATTTAGATATTGAAAATACAAGATTGTATAATAATTTAAAGATAAATGTTTACATAAAGCATAAAATAACTAAGACAACATTTAAGGACAAACATTATCTTGTAAAAGCATGCGGCAAATTTGTAAATAGTAGAATGGCTAAAGGCTTTAATAATAAAGGGTATGTAGTCACCTATCAAACTAAAAGTGTTGAATTAGCAGATTGTATTAATAAAAAATACAATATTGCTATGCTTAATGAAAATGAAACATATTATTTTGGAAATACAAAAGGTAAAAATGATATGCAGAAATGTAATATAATGTTTCAATTTGGTTGGGATACAATGCCAGATTATGAATATGTCATACAGTGGTTGAGTGTTGCAGTTAATTGGGATGGTATTATAAAATATTGTTCAGATATAGAAAAAGCATGTGAATTAAGTGATGATTTTATAATAAAAGATAGAAGCAAAGAAAATAAATATGGATATTATAAATATTCTTCTCAATACAAATGTTATGAATTTGGAACACAATTATTAAATCAATTTAAAATGTTTAGTATTATAACTAACTTTTATCAAGAAGTTCATAGAACAAAACTAAGGAAGTATACTTGTACTGAAGAAAAAATAGAAGTAAATATATTTTCTATACAAAGAATTATTTTAAGTATGATAAAACAATTATTTATAGGCTGTAATCTTAAAGCTAAAGAGGAATTAAGTTGTTTTAAAGAAAGTAAAATTGAAAGTAGAGAAACAAAAGATGGAAAACCAACAATTCCACAAAAGATTATATATTGGATTAATAATTCATGGAATGGAAAAGAGATAAGAACTAAAAATATGTTAAAAGAAATAGGAATATCACAGAAACAATTTGATAAAGCTAAAGAAAATAACAATGATTTAAAAGATTTATTAAATAAATATATGATTAAAAAAGGTGTCTATAGTAAAGTAGCTTAATTTATTTTTTACCCCCCTATTTCCCTATATAAATATATAGAAGAATAGGGGGGTATTAATTTAAAAGTAATAAAATGAAAGAAAAATTACATCAAATAGTTGTAAAAATTATATATTAAATATAAATAAAATAGTCAAATCAACAGTTAATGAAAAATAAAAAAGTTGTTAAAGCCCTTGGTTGCCCCCGCGGCTACCTTGTGGCTAGGTTTTAACATAATTTAGGGATTGTAGGAGCGATAGCGACGTACAAACCCTTTATGTTAAAAGTTGGTGGACAAGGTAAAGAGCGGATTAATATTATTAAGTTATAAAATTTAAGAAAAGAAGTGTTAAGTGATGAGAGATATAAAAAGGATAGATAAAGTATTAGATTTATTAGAAGAATTTTAGAAACGAGATAATAATTGCATAGATGTAAGATTGGGATAGATTTTATTTATTATTGCTGAAAATAAAGATGTGTTTTATTTACAATATGATAAAATTGTGGGGCAGTTATAAAATAATTTTAAAGAATGAAGGAGTTAGGATATAAATATGGAATATTAAAGCATTATAATGTATATATAAATTTATAAATTATATTATAAAAATAGGATAGGGGGAATGGAGTTGAAATATAATGTATTTAAAGTTAATGATTTAACTCAAGGTATTCAAAAGAGGTTATCAGTTTTTGTAGTTTTGGAAGAAGATATATTAAAAGAAAATATATTAAAAGAAGATATTAAAAATATAATATTAGAAGTTAAAAATAAGTATGTAAAAGAAAAGACACTTGATGTAATTTTTATAAGTGTCTTTGAAAGAAATAAGGGTGATAGTGGTGAAGCCTTATGTCATGGAATTTGGTCATCTCAAAATAATATTTATAAATATGACCATTACCGATATAATGATAAAATAAAAGATATGGGAATATTTTGGTATTAATGTATAATATTTTATTTGAAATGATGAAGAGAAAAAAGATATATATGCGATTACGGTTATGATATATTCACAAGAAAATTATATCTTTTGTTTAATATATTATATTTGATGGGAGATAGGGTATATGATTTTTAGAAAGAAAAAAGATGAATTTTTACAGTCAGTTATTGATAATTACAAATCACATTTTAATAGGTCTAGTGAAAAATTTAATATTGTTTATAAAGAAATAGAAGATATATATAAAGGCATTATATCAAAAGATAAAAATTTTAATATATCAATGGAAAAAAACAGGCTTGAGAATATTAAATATTCAATAGAATCTAATACTAATGCATATTTAATAACTATACTATGTTTGATAATAACTATAGTATTAGACAATTTTTCGAAATATATTGGAAATAAATTATTTTCTACTATATTTTTTAGTTATTTATTAATTATAGCTTTCTTATATTTTATGTTAGGTAAATATGCTGAAAAGTCATTAATATATGATATAGCAATTAAGGTATTAGTAGAACAGATTGAAAAAGAAAAATTACAAGTAGAGGAAAGCAATAAAGCAATAAAAGAAACGGCTACAACACTAGAAAATAATATTAATAATGTTCAAATGATACAAAGTGATATGAAAGAAATAAAACAATTTTTGGGAATTAAATAACAACTTTATTTTAGATGATTTTTTATAATTAAATAATCGGGGGTAGTCACCCCCTCATAGGTGAGCAAGTAGGATTATATCTTATTTGCTCTTTTATTATGTCAAAAACTTAGTAAATCTAAGTTAAATATAAAAATTTTAAAAAGGAGAGTGTTATTAAATGAAAAATTTAAGAATGACTAAATGGGAGTTACTAGACAAAGAACAAAAGGAACTAGGAATGGAGTTAAAAGAACTGTTACAGAAAAAATATGATAGAGTTGAAATTCTACAAACTAATCTAGGATTTGAAACTTTTAGTAGAGGAATTGGGGTTAATATCTATACAAATAAATATGACTATAAGGAAATTAATTTAAAATATCCGTGCGATGCTACTGTTAAAGATTACTATAAAACTGTAGTGTACGCTATAGAATGTGAAGAATGGCATAGAGAACATAATTCCAGTCCTGAAGAAAGATTTATCATTGATTTATTAGAAAACCATGGATGTAAGGATATGTTAGTAGTATTTGATGAATTAAGAAGTTTTAAATGTGATGATACTATTGCAGTTGACTATATTAGTAAAATTTCTTTTGATTCTGAAACTAAACAACTTGAAATTAAAGAAGAAAATGAAGGAGTATTTATCGTAGATTTAAATGAGGAAACTATAGAAATAATAAAATGTTTTGATGATGAAGGGGAAAGCTTTGAACAAGATAAAAAACAATGTAAATTGGATAAAATTGACCAAAAGGAAAAGGATTATAGAAAAGAACATATAAGAATTTGTCCAAATTGCGGGAGTGAAATGACTAACATGCATCCCAATGGAGCAGGAATAGAAGAATTAGGTAATTTTCATTGTTATTACTGTGGATATGATGAAGCTATTATAGATAATGAATTAATAAAAGATATAATTAGAGAATTTAATAAATTGAATTATTGGTGTGAATTAGCTTTTTTAGAAGATACGGAAATTATATACATACATGACAAAGAAAGTGATAATGAAGATGATTTAGGTGAATTAGTTGCTAAAGATGATATAACAGAAATCCAGTTAAAAGATAATAAACTAACTATATGTTTTGATGAAGATAAAAATGGATTTACAGGTTTAATTATTAATGAATATGGAATAGAGTATTAATTTACTCTATTCTTCTAAATTAAAAATTAGGAGGAAAATTATTATGGAAAAATTACCGAAATGGGAAGTAGTAAGGGAACTTAATAGAAAAGATATTACGAAATTAGTATATGATAGATTGGAAGAATTATGTGAATTTACTGATAAAACAATAATGATAAGTGCTTTGGAAGATAGATTAAGTCAAGAACTAAATTTGGATAAGAAACATTTTTTATTTGTTAAATTTATGTTCTATTTAGCGGAAGATCTAACTGAATTACATAATATAAAAAATGATTGGTGGACTTGTAAAGAAGCATTAGATTATAAATTTAAAATGTTAAAAAAAGAATATGAAAGAAACACAGGGAGGATGTAATTAAAATGAAAATAGAATTAGATTTTCAAATGTTGGAAGTTCTGCAGGAAGAAATTTTAAGCTTAATAACAGAGGATTTACCTAAAAGTGTTAAGAAAAAGAATTATTTAAATAAAATATTAAATGGTGTAAAAATAGTTTATACAGAAGATAAAGAATATAATATAGAAAATTATTTTGGCAATTTTATTTATAAATTAGATATTTCAAAAGAAGATTTTATGATTTTATATGATTATATTTTGTGGTCTAAATATGAATGTTACAGCAGCATAAAATATAATCATTATAAGAAAAATTTTAGGAAGTTATATAGTTATTTAAAGAAAATTAAGGAAGAAAATAATTTAAAGTCTAAATATGATAATGATGAATATAATCGGGCATAGTCATGCCCTCTTTAGTGAATAAAACGTAAATAAAATAAATTGAATATATATAATCTTAGGGGAATTGGAGAGGGTGAATACTTAATCAATTCCTCAAGCACTATAATTTTTAAAAAGGAGGAATTTATAATGAATGAAGAAAGAGTAATAACAAGTCCAGTATTGGCTGAGAGTTTGTTAAAAAAGGATTATAAAATTATAGACATTAGACCCAATAAGTATAATAGAAGGTTATCCGTATTTGCATTTAATTATAAGGAAGGAATAGATGAACTCATACAAGAGTATAGGCAAAAGATGATAGCAAAAAAGGAAAGTAAAATTGAAGTAGAATTATAAAGAGTGTTTGCAGGAGCAGATACTCTTTTAATTTAGAGTTTTAATAGAAGTATATTTAATATATTTCATTTTAACATTCTCCCTGAGGTAGCTTATTATAGCTACCTTTTTTAAATAGGAGAAAAAATATATTTCTATTAGAGCTTTAATGTTCTAAGACTTCTACAATAAAAAAATCTAAAATGAAAGGAAGTGAAGTTTTTTATGATGATTTTAAAAAAAGATGTACTAAGTTACATAAGTCGTAAAAATAAAAATGTATGTGGAATAGAGAGTATTATTACAATAATCAAGACAAATTTAGGGGATATAGGAAAAAATATTATGAGAAAAATAAGAAAAATATTATTTACTTTATTTTTGATGATAAAGGAGAAGTTAAATATATTGGAAGTACAGTCAATATATTTAGATTAAATTATCATATAAATCATTTTAGTCATATCGATGTATCTGAAAACGATACAATTAAACACTTTGTATTAGATAAAAATATTACAAGGGAAGAATTATATTACATAGAATATTATCTAATTAATAAATGTAAACACTTGGAAAATTATGCGTATAAAGATATAAGCACATTTGATTTCGCAAAAAAAAGGAAAGAACAATTAATAAAATTAGCAGAAAATTTAAAGTTTAATGATTTTAAAAAGTGATAAAAGAGTTGGAAACAACTTTTTTATAGATGTAATTTCTAGTGTTTAATTAAATTGATTGATATACAACTACATTAAGTATTGTATATTGTCATATCGGTAAGTTTTGTTAATTTTGAAGTAGGTTCGAATCCTACCACCTCCAAAAATTGTATAAATTAACTGTAGCAATCCTAGAAGAAGGTATAAGGGAAACGAGGATATTTCCCTGCTTATGCATTATACAATAAAAGTGTAATGCATGAGTTGCTATATAATAAAATAAATTTGTTAATAAAATTAGTATTTTAAATATATTAAAAAAGAAAGGAAGATTAAAATGGATGAATTAATAAAACAAAAATATGAATTGTTAAATAAAATTGAAGAAATAAATGACGGTATAAAATACAGAGAAAAATTAAAAGATATAAAGTTTGATGAATTATTAAAAAATACAAATGAAGTAAAAGATATAATGGAATATGTGGTCAAGTGGGATTTTAAAGACAGGAGCTACATGATAGAAGCTAAAGTAATATTGTTAAATAAATTAGTAAATTTATATGCTGAATTAGCAATTATATTCGATTTACTAAAAGAAAATAATAATAAGGAGGAGGAGATATAAATGAATAAAATAGATATAAAATTATTTAAAAGCCAATCTAAATTTAAGGTGGTACTAAACAAGTTAGTTAAACAAAAAGATATATTAGAAGATAAAGAAATTTATTTTAATAATTTATCCGCAAAGGATGTTAAAAATTTAAATTTTAATAGTAATAATAATGTGGAAGCTATATATAACCTCATTTCTATTTTAACAAATATAGATATGTCTATAGATATTAAAGAGTTCGAAGAAATGTACAATAATCCAACGACAATTTTTGAAGATTTTCTAATGAATTTTATAGAACACATACAATCTTTATTAGAAATTAAATCTAAGGCATTTAAAACAGCAAACGACATAAGTAAAATGGATGAAATACTTAAAAATAATGGTGTAGATTTGAATAAATTAAAAGAATTACAGATTCAAGAAGAGGAGAATGAAAAGGTAAAAATTAAAAATGAAATTGAAAAATTGTATGAAGATATGAAAGATGATAAAGAACATAGAACGGAGATATTAGAACAAATAAATAAACTAGAAGAAAAGTTAAACAATAATAATAAAGAAGAGATATAAATGAGTGATGAGTTAAGAGAATTTGAAAAATATATGAAAGAAGAAGAACAAAAGATTATTAAAGAGGTTTCTAAAGATATAGAAGAAACATTAAAAGAAAAAATACAATCAAGTATTTATGATAATTATTCTCCCAAATTTTATAATCGTACTAAACAACTAAAAAATAGAGTAACTATAGAAGATACGGACAGAAATGAGAAATTAATCACTTGGGGAAATATGAAATATATAAACAACAATAATGACGAGGTAGGAGAATATATATCCAAATGGGTTAATAGTGGTTATAAACATAAGAATTGGAATGGTGGAGTAGATTATTACCACCAACGCACTGGCTCAAATTATATAGAAGAGACTATTAAAGAAATTAATACCAAATATGAAGATAATATATGTCAAAAGGTAGATAAATAATCGTCTACCTTTTTTATTATTACTTTTTAAAATATTTAATAGAATTGATTTTTGTTGGTTTTGAATGTTTTAAAAAATAATAATTATAAAAATAAATTAAAGGAAGTGAAAAATAAATGGCTTATGGTATAAAAACGAAAATAGATGAACAGAGTTCTAGAAAAACTTTAAATGATTTTGACAGATTAATAAAACAAATAAAACAGGCAAGTGAAAATAATACTATAGATATAAAATTTAAAGGTCTTAATAATGAAGCTGAAAACATAAATAGACATGTAAAAGGAATAAGTAATAATTTTAAAGGAATGGAAAGTAGCATAGGCACTATATCAGAATTTTTTGTTAAGTGGAGTATAGCTTCAAAAACGATTTCTTTTGTGGTGAGTCAACTTAAAAGTGGAATACAAGAAATTATAGATATAAATAAAAGTAATGTAAATACGGCTATGATTACGGGACAATCTGTAAAAGATGTAGAAAAAATGAATATGAGTTATTTAAACATAGCACAGGATTTAGGTGTATTAAACAAAGAGGTTGTAACTGGAGCAGAAAGTTGGAGAAGGTCTGGTGCTTCATTAAAAGATGTTAATGATAATTTAATCACAACGTCTAAACTTAGTAAAATAGCAGGGATGGATACCGCACAGATGGCAGACCAGTTGATAACAATTAATAAGCAGTATAATTTAGGTTCAAAAGGACTGAAAAATTATGCTTCTAATGTTGCTTTGTTGGATAATGTTAGTACAACGTCCAGTGAAAAAATTAATACCGCTATGCAATATAGCTCACAGACATTTAAAGAATATGGATTTGGAATACAGGAAGCTTTGGCACTGATAACAAATGCTAGTGAGCAATCAGCCCGAAGCGGAAGCTCATTAGGACGAGGTTTTGTGTCAATGTTGACCAACTTTACCAAAGTTCAAGATGCAGTAAAAAACGGAGATAAAGAAACTACGGATGCAATAAATAAGTCAGAACTTTTATTGTCTAAAAAGGGAATAGCATTAAGAAAGAATGCAGATGAATTTAGAAATATTGGAGATGTAATTCAAGATATTTCTAAAAATATTAATAAGTTTTCCCAAAAAGAAAGAGAAATGTTAGCATTTAATTTAGGTGGAAAAGAAAATAAAGAATTGTTTTTATCCACTATAAATAATATGGAAAGAGTAAATGAATTACAAAATAAAATTAAAAAGGATTCTAGTGGAAAAGCACTAGACGATTCTTATAATAAGAGCGTAGAAGAATTAGAATTTAAAATAAATAATCTTAAAAATTCAATTACTGAATTTTGGATGAAAGCTTTAAGTTCTAATACTATAAAAAGAGGAGTAGACGATATAAAAACGGTAATAGATGTAGTAAGCTACCTTACTATAGAAAATAAAAAACTAGGAGTTAGTTATATGACTTTATCTATAGGAAGTTTATTAATGGTAAAGAATTTTGGAAAAATAAAGTTTGCCATTGGTGAAGTTATTGCATTTATGCAACTCCTTAAAACAGAGGGTTTAGCCACTTTTGCACTATTGAATTTAAATCCCGCTGTTTTAGCTATAACCGCAGTGGTTGCAGTCATTGCTACTGCTACATACGCTATTACGAAACACGTCAAACATCAAAAAGAACTGGAAGAACAAATTAAGACAACAAAAAATAGTTATAAAGATTTAACTCAAGCGATAAAAGAAAATAATAATGAAATGTTAAAACAAAAAGTTCCAGAATTTCAAAAGATGGAAAATGAATTAAAGGCAGCTATAAAAGAAAAGAAAGAAGCAGATAAAATACTAAATACATATAAATCAAATTCCATGAATATGTTGGATTCTGGAGGATATGCCCAAGCTAGAGCAAGTGTAGACTTGGCAAATAAAAAATTAGAAGAGCAAATAGGAGTATTGAAAAAAGCAAAAATTGCTTTTGATGAAACAACAGGGGAGATTAAAGGATTAGCACAAGCTGAAAATTTATTAAAAGCTAATAATCTGGCAGACTCAATAAAGAAAAAAGAAGAAGCTAAATTAAAAGAATTAGACAAAACATTGGAGTTAATTAATTCTTATCAAAATCTTAATAGAGAAGAGAAAAAGTCTGCCACACAAAAGGCAGAATTGGGTACTTTAGCATTACAATTAAAAGATAGAATTAATGGATTACGAATAGCGACTGACGAACATGGCAATACAGTAATCGTAAATACAGATTTATTGGCTAGGGAAGCTTCTATGATAGATACTGAAAAAGGTGCAGTTATTAATTCTACAAATGCAAGATTAGCTAGTGCTAAAGATGATTATACTATTGAAGTTGGAAAAACAAAAGTTGTATATTCAGAGGTTAGTAAAAGAATATCTATGTATCAGGCGGAAGCAGATGCCTTAAGAGGACTAGCTACAAAATATGAACAAGCAGATAAATTAATAAGAGTAGGATTGGACGACAATAACCCATTGAAGAAAAAGCAAAATCCTCTAAGTGAAATGTTGAGTGGTAGAGCTAAAGAATTGGATAAAGAATCTTCTGCTTTATCAGATGCAAAAAAGAAAATAGATGAAGCTTTTAGCAAAAAAACTCCAGGAATTTCGGATATAGGAAGTTCTTCAGGTGGAGGTGGGGGTTCAGGATATATGCCACCATCAGGCGGAGATGATAAGAAAAAGAAAAAGGCAAAATCAGACGCAGATAAAAGAAAACGAGAAGCCGAGGAAGCTGAACGTAAAAGAAAAGAAGCATTAAAAAAAGCTCTTGATGACGCTATTAATCAATATGATTATGCAATAAAAACAATTGAAAATAAGATTGCCAATGCTAGAAATCGTATGGAATTGTATACGGAAGATGGGGATAAGGCAGGAAATAGAGTTTCCTTAATGAAAGATATAGAGAAATTTACTAAAGAAAAAATGGCTCAATTAGAAGCTAAAAAACGTTTTATTCAAAATTCTATTAATAGTGGTAAATATGAAGCAGATACTGTGAAAGATTTGAAATCTAAATTATTAGATATAGATGGTACATTATCAGATGTTTATACTTCTTTAAAGAAAATTAAAATGGAAATTATAGATGAAACATATAAACAAAAAACTGTAGAGATTACTAAAGAATTAGAAAAGTTAAAAGATAAAATGGAAGAAATTGATTCTGCGGACACTTTTAATAAGCAAAAACTAAATTATATGGATTCTATGATTGAAAAATTAAAACAACAAAGAAGTGTAACTCAATCATATGTAAATGAACTAGAAAAACAAATGAGAGCAACTAGAGATATAGCAACGAGAAGTGCTTTAGAGGATAGTATTAAAAAATATCGTAAAGAATTACAATCTTTGCAAATTGAAATCATCAAATCCATGACCGACCGTAAAAACCTCATCAAAGACCTTACATTTGAAATAGAGAAAATCGACCAATTCAATAGAGTAATTGAAGAAACTAACAATAATCTTAAAAAGCATAATTTTGCACTTGCTGACCTAGAATTACAAATTGAAATGTTAAAAGAGAGTTTTGATATTTCGGGTGTTTCGGAAAAATATAACAAATATATTGAAGCTATGAAACAAAAGACAATAGAATTAAAGAATCAATCTAGTGCATTATCTCAATCAATGACAGCATTACAAGTAGAATTTAAAGCTAAATTCAATGTAGATATTTCTGGTATGTCTAAGAAAGAATTAACAGACTTATATCAAAAATTATTCGCAACTAGAGTTACTAATAGCAAGGAAGAAAAAGAAGCATTAGAAGAACAAGCAGAATTATTCAAACAACTTGTAGATGATTATTGGCAATTAATAGATGCTATTCAAGAAAATAAAGAAGCAATAGGTGGAATAAACAATGAAATAATTAAAAAGCAAAAGGAACAAGCTGATTATATATTAAATATACAAAAAGAAATTCAGGATAAAACTAAAGAAATGATGTTAAAAGGTAAGGATGATGAAAAGAAAATATTAGATGAAAGATTAAAGAATTTTAAGGAATTTATTGATAAACGACAAAAAGAATTAGATAAAACATGGAAACAGGAAGATTATGACAGAGATTTACAAAAGAAAAAAGAAGAAGAAGCTAAACTTATTGCTGAAATTGAATCCAAACGTAGAGTTACAGATTTGCAAGGGCAAGCTGAAGTTAAAAGATTACAAGATGAATTAAAGAAGATACAAGAAGATATTGCTAATTTTGAACAACAACATAACAGAGATAAAATCATGGATAATTATGACAAACAAGCAGAACAAATAGACAAAGAATACGAAGAAGCTAATAAAAAGTTAGATGAGTTTTATAGTGAAGAGAATTTAAATCAAATGTCAAAAGATGCTATGCAAAACGGTTGGTTCAAAGACATTCATGGAAATGTTATTATGCTTAAAGATGCTATGATTGACTACATAAAAACAACTAGCGATGGATTAAGTGTTATAGGTCAGAAGATTCAAGACGAGATTATATTAAAATTAGCACAAATTCAGATATTCGTTAGAAATGGATTAAATTTAGGCGGAACGAGTAACATAGGTACTCCTATAAGTAATCCTATTGTCATGAATCCTATAAACGGCGGAATAGGTGGTAATGGAAATATTGATATAGGTAAGCTAATAGGTGGTAGTATTGGTAATATTCAACCCGTATTTAATAATCCTGTTATGCCTATGCCAATAATGAAGATGCCTATGAATAATAACCAAGGTAAAGAAATTAAAATATATGTAGATAGTATAAATAGATTTGAAAAAGAAGTGGTGGATACAGGTAATCTTGAAAAAATGATTGAAAATGGTGTATTAAATTCTAAAGCAGAATTACAATCAGCTTTAAATAACGCAGGTTATTCTGTAACAATTCTTTAATAAAAGATACCAAATAATAAAAACCACTATTTAAAAGAAGGGTTTTATTAATATTTAATATAGAAAGGAAGAAAATAAATGAAAAAATATTATGATGGACATAATCCAGAGGTATGGGAAGCAACCCCATACCCTTTTAATTTAAGTTTTGAAGAAAAAATGGAATTATTTATAAAAGAAAGCAAAGAAAAAATTAAAGAATTAGAAATGAAGAAACACACAAAAAGAGAAACAAAAAAAATTAAAGAAAGAAGAAAATGCTAAGAGAAGAAAAATAGCAAGTAAAAAATAAATTTTTAAAGAAATATTAATAAAATTATTTTAAAAAAGGAGTGGAGAATGATTGGGAGCGACTTTAAAGAAAAAAGGTTTTGAACCTAGCATTACATTAATAGATGTAGAATTTTTAATGAAAGGATTTAGACAAGGTATATTAATACATACAACGATAGAGGAAGCATGTGATTTTGTAGATTGGTTGAATGAAAACCCTGCATTTAAAACATATCAAAAGGAAGTAAAAAATAAATTTGATAATAAATTTTTTACTTTTAATGATTATAAAAAGAAAAAATCTATAACTATTAATAAAGATGAAGTTAAATGGATGGAAGTACCGTTTTATTTAGATAAAAGCGAAGAAGAAGTAGAGTTTAAATTTTTAAGATTTAGATAAAAGGGAGTGAAAAATATGATTATTAAAACTTCCAAGGAGAATGACAAAATTTGTAATGATGAAGAACAAATAGAATTAATTATAGAAGATATATTGAAAAAATATTTGTATGAAGAAAAATTAAAAAGAGAAAGGTTAGTTGATATTGATGAATGATATAGAAATGAAACAATATAAAAATTTAAGAGAATGTTTTAATACTATTTTAATAAATCCAATTTTAGGAGAAAATTATTATAACATGGCTATGGATGTATATAATGTCGATGAAGAATGTTGCGAAGACATTAAACGTAAATATGATAATCTACAATATAATTATAAAATATATAAAAGATTATTTATTGTAATGACAATAATATCAATATTACTAATTTTCAAATAGGAAAGATAGTAAGAGAAAATGATTAATAAAATAATTAATAAAGAAGGTGGATTTTAAAAATGATAGATAAAAGAAATAATGTTAAAGTATTTTTAGGCGGTACATGTGCTAATAGTAAATGGAGAGATAAATTAATTCCAATGTTAAATATCGATTACTTCAATCCAGTGGTAAAAAATTGGACTCCAGAATGTATGGAAGAGGAAATTAAACAAAGGGAAACCTGTGATTATGTTTTGTATGTATTAACTAGAACTTATAGTACATATTCTATCGCTGAAGTGGTAGATGATAGCAATAAAAGACCTAATAAAACAATATGTTGTATCTTTAATGAAATTTTACCAAATGGAAAACAGGCTTTAACAAAACAAGACTTAAAACATTTAAATGAAGTTGGAAACATGGTTGAGAGAAATGGTGGCAAATATTTTAAATCTTTGAATGAAGTGGCGAAATATTTGAATAAATAATTTTAAAATATGGAAGGTGAATATATTATGGAACATAATAAAAGAAATAATGTTTCGGAGTTATCAAAAATATTGAAAGAAAGTTTATGTCCAAATTGTGATAATTTAAATATAGACTATGTAGACAAAATAGGTAATCTACATTTATCCGATAAAGTTAACACAAATAATTTATATGTTATAGAAAAAGATATATTTCATGTTGCAATATATGATAAGAATGATTTACATTTTAAAGGTTATGTAGATGTTAAATAAATAATTAATAAATAATTTTAATAAATAAAAGGAGGAATTAAGAAATGGAAGATAACAAAGAAGTAAAAGATACTGAAATAAAAGATAATGTAGATACAGAGGTAGAAACAAAAGAAGAAACAAAGGAAAATAAAGAAACTAAAAAAGAGGAAGTTAAAAAAGACAATGAAAATGATAAAAAAGAAGAAGCTAAGGAAGAAGTAAAAGAGGAGGTAAATGAATATGAAGATTTAAAAAGAAGATTAGAAGCTTTAGAAGCAGATAATAAAAAGAAAGAACAGGAATTAAAGGAACAAACTATTAAAAATACAATTATGGAAAAGATAGATAATAAAGATTTACAAAAGGCGGTTTTAGAAACTGGACTTGTAAAAGATGTAGATGATATAGAAAAAGTAGTAAAAATCGTTGAATTATCTAAAACACTTAATAAAAGTAAATTTACAGACGGATATATTCCACAAGATGAAACTACTAAAGCTGATGCTTATGAACAAGCACAGAAAAAAGGTGATATATTCTCTATGATAAAACAAAAAATGAATAAGCAATAATCTAACTACTAATTTTTTATTGGTAGTTTTTTTATATATAAAATTTAAAAATATAAGGAGGAATGTATAATGTATACAACAGAAAATTTTGCTCAATATCAATCTTTGGATTTAGGAAAGGAAATAGCAATAATAAATCCACAAAGAACACCATTTTTATCATATTTACTACAAAATAATAAATCAACTAAAGCTATAAGCAATGTAGTGAATTGGTATGAAGAAACTCTAAATACAAGTGCTATTAAAACAGTTATGGAAGGTGCAGACGCTCCTGCTGAAACAGAGGATTCTACTGCATTATTGGATAACTATACTCAACTTTTCTTAGGTACTGCTAAAGTATCTTGTACTGCTCAATCAAGTGAAGCAGTAGGAATAGACGACCTTATGGCTAGGGAAGTATCTAAGAAATTAACTTTATTAAAGTATGCTATGGAAGATGCTTTAATAAAAGGAACAAAAGCAAAGAAAACTGAAAGTGTAGGACAGAAAATGAATGGATTAATTAATTTAATTAATTCTAGCAATGTTGTAAATGCAGTTGGTTCAGTACCTACTGAAACAGAGTTTAAAAAAGCTATGAAGATTATGTATGATTGTGGAACAAACGATAATATGCTTTGTTTTATAGATGATGCTTCAAAACAAGCTATTAATGCATTTGCTAACCTACAATTTATGGGAAAAGATAACTTCTTAGGATTTACCTGTGATAGATACCATACAGATTACGGTGATATTACATTTGTATTAACTCCTGCTTTAAGTGGTGCTAAATCTGTACTTTTAGTTAATCCAGATTATCTTGAATTAAAAGAATTACAAAAGGCACAAGCGGTTGATTTAGCAATAACAGGAGATTCCATAAAGAAAATGGTTAAATGGGAAGGTACTTTAAAACTTTCCAACTCTAAAGCAGGTGCAAAAATAGTTTTAGTATAAGGAGTGATTACTAATGAAATTTAAAACAGATAATCTATTTCTTTATGTGGAAGGAATACAATTCAGAGATGGAGAGTATTCTACTACTAAAAAAAATGAAATAGAAATATTAAAAAAGTATGCTGATACTATAAAAGTAGTAAAAGATGAGAATAAAACAAAATAGTTTTTAAGGATAGGGATTTATTCTCTATCCTTTTTTTTTAATTCATATTTAAGTATTTAAATTTTAAATGTTTAAATATAAGTTAAACAAATATTAATAAAAATAGTGGCTTGTAGAATTGAAAAATAAAAACTGTGGATAATTTTTAAGATTTGGCTTAAAAGCGTGCAAAAAAAGACACGACAAAAAGCCTTTTGTTAAAAAGGTATGCGTAGCATGTGGAAAGATATTTATTTGTGGATATGTTAATTATGAAGCTATTTTAAGAAGTTTATTTATACTTCTAATGTATTCTGGTTTATTTATAGCGTAAGCTAGTATAACATTTATGAGTTTAGAAATAGCCGTTAGGCACAGGTCAGCACGCATAGTTGCGGTGTTTAAAGTTCTTGGTGATTCAATGCATGGGTTAGATTTTAACGATGAAAGAGTTCGTTCAATACATGCACGATTAGGATATTCATCGTCCCATTCATTAGAATTTCTTTGAACACCAGGATAAAGTCTAAAGTCTTTATTGGGATAAACATAAGTCATACGACCACTTTTTTTATCAGTACATGGATTTTCACAAGTATGATAGCACTTACCTTTTTTATCCCTATGGGCTTTGGGACAAGTAAATTTGAATCTTAAGCTTCTATTTTTGCCTTTACAAGGACCTTCAGCTTTAAAAGGGGTTTTGTCTAAAGGACATAGAGGAACACCTTCTATATCATATTCAAGATCACCTATTTTACTGTTACTTTGATTACGAGGGTTAAGAGGTATAAATACTTTTTCAAAGCCACATTGTTGAAGAAAACCAAAGTTATCATAACTATCAAATTCTGAGTCACCTAAGAAATATTTAAATTTAAAGTTAGAGGTGTTACTTAATGTTTCTAAGAATGGCTTAATTACTGGTTTTAAAGAAGCATTATCATAGCAATATTTTTGCTCTTTAGGAGTTTCAAATTCTTTATCAATAGGGTTATAAAAATCTTCATCAAAAAATTTGATATTCAACGGAATGCCCCAACCATTAGTAATTAGACCAAATTTGTAAAAATAGCCGAAATGTCCATTTACGAAGTCTAGCTTAATACTATGGTTTGCAAAAGCAAATTTAGGCATGTTCTTATATGCGACAGCATAAGGATTGAGCTGTTTGTTATTGGTAGCTTTAGCATAGGATTTTACCCTATTTACTTCAGAAACAAGAGTTTTGGGATTATTTTCTTTTACTCTTGGTTTTAAACCTGAAGTATCATATATAAGTTGATAATTACGGTTTTTATGAGGTGAATCATCAGGAAGAGATTCATTGATATTGTTACAAATATCAATGACTTGAGGAACCATTGAATTAAATAAGTCGGCAAGATCACCTTCAAAATCCGTTTTAAATCTACTGAAAAAAGATTCATCAGGAATATCATCATAGAAGCAACAAAATTCTCTTATTTCAGTAGAAAATATAAGAAAAAGATTTAACAGAACAGTAGTAGGAATATGAAATATCTGCATTAGAATTAAAGCAGATAACACTGATGAAAGATTATATTTCCTATCTCTGCCTAAATCGGCATAGTATTTTTGAGTAAAAGATTCTGGAATAAAAGATTGGATATCAAAATTATCAGCAAGTAATTTGATGAAGCCTACAGGTTGCTTTTTTCTAAGGTCTTTAAGTTCGGTTAACTGCTCAAAAATATTAAGTTGCTTAAGTTTATTAATACAAAACATGTAATTCTCCTCCTCTGTGGATAATATTTTGTGTGGTTACATTTATTTTCTCACAGTGGAGGAAAATATAAAAGCCTATCGGCTAAAAAGATAGGCAAATCAACGGTTGTGTAATTTCACAATCGACTAAAATATTAATAAAAATAGAAGGAGTGAAATTATTATGGGAAGTAAAATAAATGATAGTTTTAATAGACAATTATCTCAAAAATATAAAGGAAGTCAAAGGAAATATTATTACTATTTTATGTGGAGAAATAAATTAAGCGATGGAAATGTAGATTTTTCAGAAATGACAGAGGATGAATTTAGAAAAAAATATTTACAAAGAAAAGATTATAAAACTGGAAAAATATTTAAAGGCGATAAAAGTTTTAGACATTTACAAATGTGGGAAGGTACGGAAGAATATCAAGCATTGTTAAAAGAATTGTATTCAAAAAAAATGAACCAAGATTTTTATGATTTGTATGAGGTTTATTTGGAAAAAGCAAAGGATGGCGAGGAAAAGGCTATCAATGCATTAAAAACTATAAAAAAAGAAATCGAGTCATTGAATAAAAGTACCAATGCAGGTAATTTAAATTCAGAAAATTCAACAGGATTTGATTTAAGTTAGAAAAGGAGATGATTATTTGTGGCTAATAAGCTAACAGGACAAGAACAGTTAAAATTAGTTATGAATGATAGCAGATTATTTGCTAAAAATATGACTAAAATATTAAATGTTGAAAATAAAAAAGTACCATTTATTCTAAACGATGAACAAAATACAATGAGTGAAGTGCTAAAAGACAATAAATATGTTTGTTGTTTAAAAGCAAGACAATTAGGTATATCAGAATTTTGTATTAATTATATCATTAGAAATATGCTAAATATTCCAGATATAACTTGTTTAATTGCAAGTTATGATGATAGAAGTGTAAGAGCCGTAGTAAATAAATTTAAAAGACAATATAAATCAATACCAAAACAATATAGATTAGGGATTGAAAGAGATAATGATAATGAATTTAAACTTGTCAATGGTGCTAGATGTGTATTTTCAGTTGCGGGTAATAATGATTTATTACGAGGAGATACGGCACAATTAATAATGCTCACCGAATACGGAGTATGGAAAGCAGATAAACAAGAAGATACATTAACTTCATTAGAACCATTATTAAGTAAAAATGATGATAGTAGAATAATTATAGAAAGTACGGCAAAACAAGGTACAGGAGATTATTTTTATAAAATATGTATGGGAGCATACAAAGGTGATAGTAAATATAAACTTGTATTTTTCCCATGGTATGAGAATAAGACATTATATGCTAGTGAATATGATATGGCAGAACAATGGTACAAGAATGATAATCATGGACACAGATTGCAAGAGAAAGATTTAGTACCATACGAATTAGATTTATATAGGAAAGGAGCAACGTTAAAACAACTTATGTGGAGAAGATGGAAATTATTAGATATGAAATTAAATAAGTTTTACAATGAACACCCTAGCACACCACAAGAAGCGTTTGCAGGAAACTCTACTGATAATGTATTCGACCAAGAAACCATATTAGAAAGAGTTAACTATATTAATAGTAATAATATTAAACCTCTTACATTTCAAGAGATGCAAGAAAATAAACCTTTACCAAGTATATTACAAAAATATTATGGTAAAGGTTTTAATATTTATAAGACTATTAAATCCAATGAAGTATATTGGGGTGGCATAGATACAAGTATGGGTATTGGAGGAAATAGGGACGGACAAACAGTACAAATATTAGATAGCAATGGAGAACAAGTGGCAGTATTTAACCGTAATGATGTACCTATATATAAATTTGCTGATATTGTATATGAAATAGGAATGTATTTTAATTATATGATGTTGAATATAGAAGTTAACGTTAACGGTGGTACTGGTGCAGATTTAGTATATAGGTTAAGACAAAAGGGATATATACAAATATTAAGGACTAAAAGATTTGATAAAACTTCGGGTAAAATGAAGCTTACTGCGGGATGGCTTTCTATGGAAGGTACTAAGAGTAAGTTAATATCAGATTTAAAAGAATTTTTTGAAACAGGAATGATATGTGTTAGTGATAAAGATACATTAAATCAAATGAATACATATATAGAGAAGAATGGGAAAATGGGAAACCAAAGAGGTAATGATATGCATGATGATTTGGTCATAGCTTTAGGACTTGCAGTTATGAATATGATACTTAATAAAAGTTATTTATAGAAAGGAGAATAATTATAATGAATTTAAAAGAATATATAAAAGAATATTACTCTAATGCTGATTGGTGGTTTGTAAGTGAACCTTGTCAGCAACAACACGTAGATAGAGTTAAAAACATAGCAGGTACAAAAGAATATTTAGATGGACATAGAAAAAATGATGGACTAAAAATTAATATAGGTGGTAGATGGGTAGAGCCTACTAAAGTTAAACTTAATTTTGCATCTATATTATTAGATTATATAGTTAGTTTTCTTTTGAAAAATCCAGTAACATTAATTTGTGATGATTCAAATACATTAAAAGAAATGCAAGAAGTTTATAAAAAATCTAAAATGAAAAGAGAAGATATTAAGATTTACAAAGAAATGAAAGTAAGTGGTCAAGCATTTCAGTATTTATATTTTGATGAAGAGGATAATATACAAAGTAAAGTATTGCTATCTGAAAATAGCTATCCAGTAATAACTGATACAGGAAATTATGTTGCATTTATATATCACTATATGACAAGTAGAATGATAGAATATTATACTATTTACTATCCAGACAGAGTAGAAGAATGGAATAATATTAATGGTAAAGTTAAATTAATAAATACTTCTGTTAATTATAGTGGACTACCAATTCCTTTTAGAATACCAAAAGAAACTAATATTTATGAAGGTAAAAGTGATGTAGAGGATTGGAAAGCTATAATAGATAACATGGAGAAGTTAACAAGTAAATACCAAGATGCTTTATATAAGTTTATTACTGGTATTCCAGTAACTACAGGAACAAAACTAAGTATAGGTAAAAATGGAGAAGGTGCAATTAATCCTGATATAGTGGGTGGAGGTGTGCATTTAGAAGAAGGTGGCACATTAGATTTTAAACAAAATAAAACAGATTATCAAAGTATGAAATTGTTATATGATACGTTATTTAATGATTTATTAATAAGTAGTTGTGTTCCTGCGGTAAGTATGAATGCTCAGGATGTTAGTAATTTGTCTGAAACAAGTATTAGAATGATGTATCAATTGATAATATTAAAAGCTGGAATTGACAGCCAATATTTATTAGATGGATTTTATATTAGATGGGAGCAAATAAGAAAGATGTTAGCATTTAAAGGCGTTAAGTGTAATGGTGATATTGAGTGTGATTTCACTATGGAAATACCAAGTAATGCTAAAGAAGTTATTGAGAATTTAAAGAATTCAAGAGATATGAATGGTATTTCTTTTGAAACTATGTTGGCTAAGAATCCTTATGTTGCTGATGTTACTGGTGAATTAGAAAAAATATTAAAAGAAATGAATGAAGATAACATTAATTTAGATAATGTGGAAGCTGAAAAGGTTGAAGGTGAAATAAATGAAAAGGAAACAGAATAATAAAGAAAAGCAATTGAGTGATAGCTTGATTGCTTTATTTTTATTAATGTTAAAGTATAAAGATAATAAAGAGTTTAATAAGTTATTAATAAAATATAAACAGAATAGAGATATATTAAAAAGATATGTTGGAGAAATATATTTAAAGTATATTCGGGATAATGAATTACAAATGACATATGGTGATATACATAGAGAAATTAAAAGATTAGAAAGTAAGTTGAAAGATATAGGAAATGATTTAAAAAATCAAGAGGATATATTGTTAAGCTATCTATTATATAAGGTTGCCAGTGATAGTTATATTATGGGTAATAGTATTGTTAATGATAAGATGAATATTAATCAAATAAAGGATAGTATGATTAATAGTATTATTGATAGTAAAATAGATGGCAAGGATAATATAAAAAGGAATAAAGATAATAAAGAAAAGTTAATAAATAGAGTTAAGAATAATGTTAAAAAGGATTTTAAGAATGGAGAGAGTATTGAAAAGATTTATGAAGATATTGATAAAGGATTTAATATTGGAGCAAATGAAAGTGATAGGTTAATAGATAATGAAATAGCACGAGTATTTACTGGAGCATTGATGATGGTATATAAAGATAATAATATAGATAATGTTATGTGGATTAGTGCGTTAGAGAAGAATACTTGTAGTGAATGTGAGGATTTAAATGAACAAGTATTCAAATTGAATGATGCACCTATACCAATAATTGATACACACGTACATTGTAAATGCATTTTAGTACCTTGTGATACCAAGTAGCGTAAATAAGAGAATATAGGGACATGGGGTATACTATGAAGTGTTGATAAATAAGGGGATATTATAGAATGTATTAAGGCGAAATATTTGTGTATACAGTCAGAAAAAACACAAACATTAATTAAGATTTAACATATAACATTCGTGTCTTGTATATCATATATCATAAAGAGTTATTGGATACAATATAATACATATTGTTTATTATATTATACAGTATATACCATTTAATATTAACAATTACAAAATGCCAACTTATTATATTAGTTAGCATTATTGTAAATGGCTACAACCATTGATATGACTAAGGTTACAACGATTTAGTAAATAATATTTATATTCCCTATTGATTTAAATGCTAACTAATGATACAATAGACTTATAAGTTAGCATTATATGAAAGGGGATATTAATATGTTAGAAAGAGAGAAAACAAGTAGAGGAATAAACAAAGCACAGGAGGTTGAACCAATAAAGAACACAAAGGATATTAAAAAGATAATGCAGTATTTAGATGGTAAGAAGAATAAACGTGACTTAATGTTATTTGCAGTAGGTATTAGCGTTGGATTAAGAGCAGGAGACTTATTAAGTTTAAAGTGGCATGATATATTAGATGATAAGGGCAATATAGTTAATACAGTTACTATAATAGAGGAAAAGACAGATAAGAAAAGGGAATTTACATTAAATAATACTGCTAAAAAGGGAATAAAGACCTATTTAGACAGTATGAACAACGATATTAACTATAGTGATTATGTATTTAGTAGTCAAAAAGGTGGAGCATTAACAGTAGGTTCGGCTCATAAGATAGTTAAAACAACGCTAAGAGAGTTAAATATCAAAGGAAACTACGGTACACACTCATTAAGAAAGACGTGGGCATACCACCAATACATTAATAATAGTGATAATCCAATGGTTTTACCTTATCTACAGCAAATGCTTAATCATTCTAGTCAAGCGGTAACATTAAGGTATATAGGTATTACAAAGGAAGTTATAAAGGATTTCTATAATAGTGTAAATCTATGGTAACATTCATTAATTGAGTGTTATTTTTTATTTAGAAACCCGTTACCCCGAAAGATGATTTTTTGCTCCGAGTAAACCTAATTTTTTACGCAGGTCAAAAAATCGCACTTTAAGAAAATAAAATTTTAAAATAAGGAGGAATTATTAATACATGGATGATATGAATATTAAAATAGGTACATTTAATTATGATGTATCAGAAACAAACCAACCATTACTATTAAATCATGCTGAATGTGCAGGAATTATAGATTATGAAAATCTAACAATTCAAATAAAAAATGAAAGCAATACACAAAGAAAAAAGCAAACCCTATTACATGAATTATTTCATGGGATTATTAATGAATATAATATAGATATTTCAAATGTAGATGAAGAATATTTAGTGGAAACTTTAGGTACTGCAATGTATCAAATTATTAAAGATAATGATAAATTAATAAAATATGTAAGAGAGGAAGTGTAATTTATGACTAATTTAGAAAGATTAAAAATGTCAATAGAAGGAATTAATATAGAAGATAATAAATTATTAATATATTTAGAGGAAAATAGTTTAATTTCCACAGACAATTATAATCCTCAATCAAATACCAATAAAAAACAAATTCTTAAAACTTCATTATCGATATTGGAAGATATAGCAAATAATCCTCAAACTATGAAAAATTATAAAACAGATGATACAACTATTTCTAATTTTGCTGAAAATCTACAAAATAGAATAGACCAATTAGAAAAGAAAATAAGACAAATTCCAGATGATATGTTTAATGATAATGGCTCAAGTTTTTTTTATCTATTTACTAATTAGGGGTGATAATTATGAATATATTTAATACAGATTTTAAAAATGATTTTAATTATATATTATCGTCTATTGGAGAATCTATAGTAATAAATGATAAAGATGTTAAAACTGCATTAATTACTAAAGGTAAAAATAGCGACAAATTAATAAACTACAAGAATATACAAACTAATTATCCTATTAATACTGGAGATATAATAAAATATAGGAATAAACTATGGATTATATTAACAGAAGTTAATGAAACAAATAATACACATAAGTCTATGATAAGGCAACTTCCACACACCATGAAAATATATATTGATAATAAATTACATGAAATACCTTGCATAATTGAATCCTCAAATAATGGAGTTGTCGAGGGAAAATTTATAATTACTGGTGATGGTAATTTAAAATTAACTGTACAGGATAACCTTATTACTAAAAAAATAAAAGAAAATATGCGTATAATTAAATGGGGGTACGCTTGGAAGGTTATCGCCAAAAGTGGCGAAAACAAGGGATTAACTTATATGTATTTTGAAAAAGGTGCTACAAATAGTGCATATGATGATATGGAAAATGAAATAGCCGATAGATGGAAGCATGAAATAAAACATACGTACAAATTAGAATTTGATGAAAGTGATATACATATACAATTAGCAAATACAGAAAAATTAAATGTTAGTGTAACAGATACATATTTAGAAAATGGACAAACATTAATTAAAACTATAGAGAACCCTATTCTCTTATATACTTCTGAAAATAAAAATGTAGCTATAGTGGATAATACTGGTATCATAACAGGAGTAGGAGAAGGGTCTACAACTATAAATATAACTTATATAGATAAATATAATAATAAGCTAGTTAAATCTGTAAATGTAAAAGTTGAATTGCTTGAAAGTTTAGTTGTAAATGTAAAATATAGCGATGGGTCTGGAAACAATTTAACACAATTTAAATTAGGTAGGGGATACAAAATCATTTCTAATATTCCAGTGATTTGGAGAGTTGAAGATATTAATAATACTACTACAACTAAATGGGCAAATATTATAAAAGAAAATGAAACACAGTTAGATATTAAAATTACAGATAAATGGATATTTAATGGAGCAGAAAGTAAAAAAGTAAAAATTACTGCTACAGATAAAAATAATATCAATAACAAAGTAGAAATAATTAATAATATATACAGTTACTAATTACAAAAAAACAGAAAGGAGATAATAAAATGTATTTTGAGGAATTAAATAAGTATCTTTTCATAGCTCAGACGGAAATATTAAAAAATGATAAGATATGTAAATTATTATATAATACAGAAAAAAATTATATGGATAAAGAAATAACAGAAAGCGATAAGGAGTGTATATTAGAAAATAATATATACCCCTTTAATTTTGTACCTACCGAAACAGAAAAGAAATGTATAATTAATATAGTTATAGATGATATACGTTCTGCTCCATGCACAGATGGTAGTAAACATAGCTATATTAAGATTGGAAATGTTAATTTTATAGTCCTTTGTCACAAAGATTTATGGTTGACCAACAACGGTTTAAGACCTATATTAATTTTATCAGAATTAGATAAAGCCTTTAATAAAAATTATCATAAATTCGAAAGCAATCAGATAGGATTTAATGGATTATACCACGAAGGAACACATTCAATCTGGAATAGTAGTGATTGGAGTGGGTATATAGTTACATATAGTACGTTTACAATGTAAATTTATAGACATTTCAAAATAAGGGATATCATTGTTATTTTAATAAAGGGAGTTTCGATTATTTTGTAGAATATGTCCATATAAACAGGAGGTGAAATTTGTTGAGTGAATATATGTATGAACATGCTAAAAAAGCTTTAATTAGTCAAGTTGACATGAAGGGCTTTAAAAACATATGTCAAAATAAAGAGTATAAACCTTATTTTGAAAGATATATATATAAATATTTTGTTTTACACCCAAGAAAAAATGATGATAGAACAGATTACAATACTTTTTATAGGGAAATAAAAGATAAGTCAATTATAGATTCTTTATATAGTTCTTTCGATACATTATATGATAAATGTTTGAAGGACAGTAAGGAGTGTGAACTGCATGAGTGGCAAATAAATGACTTAGGAAAAATAATTGCTGAGTTTGAGATTGCAATAAATAAAATAATTTCAATTCAAAGTCCGTTAGCAAATGAGTACAAATGCTCTAAAGATGAAATAATCAAATATATGAAAATTAGAGATTTAATGATAAAAAAAGCTAACTCATTTGAATGTAAAACTATTGAGTACAGAAGAATGATGTGGGATTAAAGTGAAGGAGGGATGTTAATATGGAACATAATGAAAGGTATTTGTATGCAACAGCAGAAATTGATGGAAAAGTAAAAGAATTTTATAGAGAAGGAAAAAAGCCAGATATATTTTTCCCAAGCCATTATAATGCTGTCCAAATTAACTGTTTAAGGAATTCAATTAACAACAATATGCATTTAATTAGACTCAGTTTTGAGCGAGTAGGTTATTTGTATAGTGATAAATATGATTTTTTTAAGTTATATTTGCCAGAAATTATATGTGAAATTTTGAAGATAATGTTTAAAACCGATATAGGAGCTTGTGGACAAGGCGATAATTTTATTGTTTATATTAATGATAAAATAAAATATTCACATGCAAAAGATAGATATAAGCAACATTTTCAAGGAAATTTATAGGGTTGCTCAAATTTGAGTATCCCTTATTTTTTTCTTTTTTGATAAGTCATATTAAATTAAAAATTTATAAATGTATAATATGCCTTTAATATTATAATGTGTTATAATTGTTATATATTTGAATTAGGGGGGTAATTATGGAGAAATCGAAAAATAATTCAACACCATTAATAGTAATAGGGATTATTATTATTTTACTTTTAGGGACAATTTTGTATAATTCTTATGCAAAAAATAAATCAAGTGATAGCTATTACAGAAATTGCCTTCAAGAAGCGGGTGAATACGCAGAAAAGAAAGATTGGGATATGGTATTGTATGAAATAGAAAAATTAGATGGAATTGTTCCTAAGGATGAAAAATTAATGGAGCAAAGAGATTTAATGAAGTCAAATGCAGAACTTAATAAATGCTTAAATAACGATTAA